GTGTTCTCGCTCGATGGAGAGATGATCGAGCTGACAGGAACCGCAAGCAAGGACAGCAAGCAAGCGTTCTGGAACCAGATGGTCTGGTATATGCGTGTGCAGGGATGGTCTAAAGGCAGAGCGGCTAATACATACAAGGATAAGTTTGGCGTCTGGCCTCGCGGGCTGCGGGATGATATGCCTGCACTCCCGTCGGATGAAACCAGAAAGTTTATAGACAAGAAGTTAAAAGCATTCTTGCGTAGTGTGGGGAGAAGATAATGGACTTCATCAATTTTGCTCGCTCGCATGGCATCCTTATCAACGATCTACCACCGCTAGGTGTATGGAAAAGATACCCAACAGAGGATCATCCACGTTCTAAGAACGGCGCGGTAAAGTATATGGGCGATGTGGGTTTCGTTCAGAATCATGCGACAAGCACAGTCGTGTCGATATGGAAGCCTGACTCTCGCAATGCAGTGATAGACCGCTCGTCTGCTCTCGCGTCAATTAAGCGGGCAGAGGATGAGCAGAAAAAGAAACAGCATCAGGCCATGCAACGCGCCGTCGGAATGCTTAACAACAGCGGATTGAGTACGCATCCGTATCTGGAGAGTAAAGGGTTTCCAGATGAGCAGGGAAATGTTCTGTGGGTTGAGGGTAAACCTGTGCTTCTGATCCCGATGCGCGTAAGTGGCAATCTTGTGGGCTTGCAGCAGATCGACGAAGGCGGTGGCAAGAAATTCCTTTACGGTCAACGTACAAGCGGCGCGGTGTTCACGTTCGACAACAAGGGCATGAATGTACTGTGCGAGGGATACGCGACTGCGCTGTCTGTGCGTCTGGCTTTTAAGCAAATGAAACAGCGGTACACATTGCACGTTTGTTTCTCGGCAGGGAACATGGCGAAAGTGGCGGCGGGGTTGGAACCTGGCCTTCTGATCGCGGATAACGATGCGTCTGGTACGGGGCAGAGAGTTGCGGAAGCAAGCGGTTGGAAATACTGGCTGTCTGATCGTATTCAAGAAGATGCAAATGACTACCATCAAAGGGTTGGCTTGTTCAGATTTACGCAAAGCCTGACCCAGTCAATGCTCGGTAGTCGTGCGGAAAGCCGCGCCCATACTTAACGCGCCATCGGTGTAGGGGATGATCTGAGAGAGTGATTGCATGATTTCAACGCCTAAATTCAGGCAGCGATCACCCTCTCCAGACCAGTCAGAAACAACGCGCACGTTCCCTTCTTCATCTTCTATAAGATGAATTGAGAACGTGGCGGGGTGGCGGTTATTCATGGGCAAAGTCTATCACCGTCTGATCTCCTATATAGATTTGAAGTAATCAATCCATGCATCTATGGTTTCCCAATTAACGCCAATGTTTGCGTCGTGTCCATCTTTTATCAACTGCAAAACCTGTCTAGCTTCGTCGTTTGTCAAACTATCGTCGCGCTCTTGAACGTCGGTAAAGTGCCAACTGATTGATATTTCGTCGGGTAAATGTGTCATCGTCTGATCTCCCTATTCGGCTGCGCTGTCGGTTAGTTCATGATCGTAAGCGTACGTTGACGAAATCGGGCTGACATAACAACGATCTGCTAATTCACTCCGATTAAAAACGTCAACGACAATCCCTTCATCCGTTGTCAATATGTGAACGGCAAACCCGCGAACGTCAATCCAAACGGAGCCGTTTTCGTCCATCGTGTAATCGTCATCTGTTAAGTGTGTCATCGTCTGATCTCCTGTTAAACGGTCTGCAATAGTTCGTCTGGCACTTCTACTTCATCGCCTAATTTACTGGCAACATAACAGCGCATCGCTGCTTCGAGTGGGGTTTTGCCTTTACATTCTTTCTCTGTCATGGCGTTCCATTCACCGTCACCGTACAGGTATAAAGCTATTCCCTCCCTTTCAATAATCGCGCCGCCTTGTGACCAATTTGTTGAAGGGTTGTATTTCCAGCCGTTGTCATCTCCTATTGTGACCATCAAGACATTGGTGTAATCGTCATGTCCAGTCAATTCAATACTTGCTACTGCCCAATCAAGTGCTGCGCCTGATAATTGTGATGTTTTCACCGTCTGATCTCCTATCGGATACGTTCGTAAACCGCGATGCAACTTATTACATCGTCGTGGTCTAGTGCCTGTTCTTCTGCGTGGCTGGCATCTTCAGCATCGCAATGGAAACTCCATCGCCCCATTTCGTCCGTTCCTTCTTGCACAATAACTATGTATTCGTTCATCGTCTGATCTCCTAGTTGTCCACTACGTTGATGAAAGTATTTTTTGGCGCAGGGCGAACGGTCACAACGTACCCTATGCGGTTGACGTAGTGCCAACCGTTAGTCAGTACTGGATAACCATCATCATCTTCAACAATTGTCCATACGCGGTCGGGCGCAAGTTCGTAAACGGTTTTAACGTATTCATAATCATCACCGTAGGTTTCAAACATACAGCCATCCCAACTTGCGTTATCGTTGAATTGATTCGTCTGCGGAAGGTATTCTTTATAAAACTGTTCTATCGTTATCTCGCTTACTGTTGTCATCGTCTGATCTCCTATTAAACTGCGTTATCTTCAACTTCAACCTTGTAACCACGATTCATCCATGCTTCCATTTTCATATTTCGGAACCAATCTGCGACGGTAGGGATTCTGCCGCCGCAATCTTCTTTAACGTGCTGCTCACCTATATATCGAACTGGCACAACTTTTCCGTCTGAATTTATAATCGTCTGCCCAAATACTCGTTCGCACTCGAATATTCCTTGCGCGTGATGCCGCAAAGCGCGATGTCTAGCATCGGCAAACTGTTCTTTTGTTGCATCAAACCAAGCATGAATTTCTGTGTAATCTTCGGGCTTACCTCCCCATTGTTTGACGGTAGTAAGGGCGTGATGATATGGGTGCATGATTATTCCTCGCTTAGTGAAAATGAATAAGTGTTGTATTCTGTGTATCGTTGATTTACTTCCAACTCAATGGAAACCTCGTCTGATAATTTGATTCTTAGTTCACCAAACCCGCCATCATTGTTGTACCAATCAATATTGGTTTTCTCTAATTCATCGTAACAATAAGATTCAAGAAATTCGTTTATTGACATTTGTTTAACTTCAACTTCGTTAATCCAATCTCCATTTTCGTATCTGCTAGAGCGAACCGGATAATCAACAATCAATTCATCCATCATTAACGTACCGTCTGATCTTTTAATATCTATGTTTTGAATAGAACCAGAATCGCCGCATCCATCAAAAGAAACCATGATTTCAGTTGCGCCTAATTCTTTTAATTTGCTAAGTGCATTTTGTATGTATTCGGTTGTCATCGTCTGATCTCCTATTGGTTAATTTCAATCACAACAAAACCGTCTGAAATAATGTCGCCTGTTTGCAGTTCGTATCCATCCATGTAATGAAAAATCCGCTCGTCATCGGCATCTTCTATTTCATCCCAACATCCTTTCGCTATAAGCACATCCATAAAATCAACCGTCTTTGCTGTTGGGTCTGTTGGCAAATAAAAACCTCTGCATTGCATTGTTTGGTATTTCATCGTCTGATCTCCTATACATTGGCTAAGTGTTTTGCTTTAACGACTGCCTGTGCAAGCGTTTGAAAGCGGATAAAAAGGCATACGCGTTGGTCGGCATCGGTATCAAACAGCGCGACGTTAAAACCCTTGTCCGTCTGATAAATGCGTGATTCGATACCGTAACTCTCGTTTGGGTAAGCTGCTATTTGCTGCATCGTCTGATCTCCTTAATCGGGCAAATAATTACGCAAGTTTTCTTCTGATACGTTCTGCAAAAGTTCTGTGATTGCTGTGTAGTCAGACATTTTTACATCTTCGATAATTTGTTCTATTACTTGGTCTATAAGTTGTTCGTTCATCGTCTGATCTCCTTATTGTTGGCACTCTGCACATACGCCTCGCATCTCAGGGTTTTCGCGTACCCATCTCAGCGCGGCGGCTTTCGTATCAAATCGTTTCCAGTTGAAATAACCGCCTTGTCCATCGGCTACCATCTCAAAACATTTAATCCATCCGTATTCATTAAATTTAAGTTTCATCGTCTGATCTCCTGTTGTAATAGGTTGTCACGCTCCTAGCTATTGCATTGTGAAGCGTGACTCTCGCAATTGTCAAGTGTTTTAAAGCGTCTGATCTCCTGTTAATTAAGTTCGAGCGCGTACTGCTGCGGCGTGAGCGCGTGATTAGTAAAATATAGTCGGCAGGTATAGCAGTCGGCGTGTAGTCCTGAAACTTCATCAACGGCAAATTGTATTTCCTGCCTGCCATAACGCACATCCGTAAAATCAAGCGTTGCGTTTGGCAACTTCCAATAGTCGCGCATAAAGGCGTTTAGGTCGGCGGCTTCGTTATCATCAAGTCCGGAATAATCGCCGTTAAAAAGTGCGGGTAAGTAGTGCGCGGCAAGTGTCAGTTCGTAGTAGTCATTAAGTAATGGCATGGTCTAGGCTCCTGCTAGGTGCGCGAACGTGCGCGGGGTTGATTGTTCGATCTGGATTGCATAACCAAGCGCGGCGATAGTGTCGAGCGCGTGGTGCGTCAATGTTTTTGTGCCTGCCAGTTTTGCCAATAGTCGGCTGTGGTCACAAGCGGGATAAGCGGTTTCGATGCCGTAATTTTTCTCAATCTTAATTGTGATTTTCATTTTATTAACTCCTGATTAAAGCGTTGCGCGGTTTGCGAGTGCATCTGATATCAGTTTGGCTCGGTGCAGGTAGTCCACAAAATCGACAAAAGCGGTGCGAATGTCGGCGGGTTGATCGTTTTGTGCGCGGCGTTTTGCTGTCGGGTTTTCAGCATAGAAAGCGGCGCGGATTTGTTTTTGGGTTGTGTACATGGTCGCCTTTCAATAAATGCAGATGCCGCGCGAATAGTAGGCGGCGGGGTCTTTGCCTTCGGGTACATCGTCGGGTCGCAGGATATATAGCGCGGCTCCGCGCGGGTCGTTCTGAATGTAGGTATCTAGGGGCTGCTCGGCGCGGCGTTCGTTGCGCGCGGCGATAATTGCAGCCAAGCGGCGCAGCGCGCCCGTTTCGCGGTCTGCTACGCGGCGGCGGTAGGTCTTAAATACTCCCTGTCCGTTTAAGTGCGTTTCCATGTAAGGCGATCCATCCGAATCGCGCACGATAAAATAATCGGCGTGATTGTTTCCGGTTCCGCACTCGTACTCGTACCAACGGCGCAGGGTCAAGCTAATTCGGCGCAGTTTGGCGGCTTCGTCGGTGGTGAATCCGAGCGATAACAGGGTATTTTCTTGCGCGGTTTGGCGCGCGGCTTCGGTCTTGGTCATAATGTCGGCTCCCGATTAAATAGATAAAAGCAAAAACAAAAACAGCCAGAGAATAAAAAATCCGGTTACACCTGCCAGTATTTCATAAATCATTGTGTAATCTCCTAAAAGTGGGCGATTATCAAGTGATAATCCGCTAGCCAACTGGTTAGAATCGGCTAGCAGGTAACACTCAATAATTGAATTCATCCTCTAGGCTAGTGATTAGCCCGTCGAAGTCCTCACTTGCGCCGAGTATTGATGCGAGCGCGTAAACAGCATCGCGCGGGTATTCTTCGCAAAGTGATTCCAGATAATCGCGGCGGTTCTCAAAACCGTTTTCTTTGTAAATGTTCATGCTGTGATCTCCTGATAAAGATAGTCTGTTAATGCGAGGGTAAATAACTCAGGGAAAGCGCCAGATAATCGGTTTAAGTTAGTGCGGTCGGCGCGAGTAGCAGCGTCGCCAATAGCAGCAGCAAAACTGCCATATTTGCCAGTAGATAATGCGCGAGCGGCTGCAATAGTTCGCTCATAAGATAAATCAGTCATTATGTGATCTCCTATTGATGCGATACATGAGTGCATCGCTGAATAGAATACTCGCACACAATAAAATTGCTTGCAATACTTCGCATGATAAAAAGTATTGCATTGTCCACATTTATTTATATTAAAATCAGAAAATCGATAGTCTTTGACTATTCCGCAACTGTTCCTGTATATTCGGGTCAATTTCAAGCGCGAGCGAGCGCGATAGTCAATCGGTGCAATATGAAAACCATCACAAGGAAACAAGCAAGGGAAAGCATAGAAACAATAAAGGCTAAAGGACTTGCATCTGCTATTGGTATCAGGGCAACTGGAGCAAGTAGAAAACAAATAGCCTTCGCTGAAAAAGTAGTTCTGGACGGTATGAACTCTAGTCAAGCGTATAGAGCAAGCTATAACACAAAGGCAAAAGCTAGCACCATAAACGTGGAAGCGCACAAGCTAATGAGAAACCCAAAGGTCGCCAATACCATCGAAGCGTTGGAGCGGGCAAAAGAGGCGGCTGCATTGCATTCTATCGAAAGCTTGAAGGCATTAGTGATTTCAACCCTAACCGATATCGCTACCAATAGCGACAAGGACGCTGTGAGAGTGCAGGCGGTGAAAACGTTGGGAACTGTGGTCGGCGTCGATATGTTCCGCGAAACCAAGCGCATCGAAACCGTTAAAGATTCAGACGAGATTAAGAATCAGATCATGCAACAGCTTAAATCGATGATGCTAGGTAATGATGATGCGGAAACAGTTGATGCAACCGAACTTCTAGCGGAATTGTCAGTCAAAGAAAATCAGCAAGATTCAGACCCTACCGCACCCACTCCCCCCGAAACTGAGACTGGGACTCCGACTCTTGATGGACATACTATTCCCCACGAACAATCCCCCCAATTATCGGAAGACCCCCCCATCTCTCAGGAAACGCCAACCCCCCTGGGGGATATATTTTTGGAAAAAGGAAAATAGTTATCAAGTGGTTACTGGCAACGTTGCCAGTAAGCGATTGACAACATTTACGAGATGACAACATGACAGTGTTATTAATTAACAGGGACATGACGGCAAAGCGTAAGGAGATGTCGTTTGAGGAATGTGTGGAGAAAGAGATGACGCCGGCGCAGAAGGAAGTATTTTTGTGTATAGACGAGTGGTGGAAGAAGTATGGGTTTGGGCCTTCTATACGGGATATATGTAATGTCAGGGGTAAGGCTGGTATGGGGAATACGGCGGAGATTATCAACCGGCTTATCAAACTTGGCGTTCTTAAAAAGGTGAAGGGAGCTGGCAGGAGTGTGCGGCCTGTGTATATAAACTTCAGGACGTTGGAATGACTAAAGACGAAGAGCTGTTGATAGAAGCTTTTACTTTGCTCTACACCGTGTATAAGGATCAGCATGGCGGGCGGAGGTACTACCGGCCTGTAAGTATTTATCCTACGCTATCGAAAATTAAAAACCGATTAGAAAAACCTATCCGGCGGGAAGCGCTGTCTATAGTAAAGATGAGAGAAGAGGCGAACAGTCCGTGGACTTGAGTGAGCTGATAAGTAAGCTGCCTGCCGCCGAGCAGGAGAAATTACT